AATGATCATCTATGAACAAGCGTATTACTAAAAATTCCAAGAAAAAAATCAAGCCAACAAAATTGTCCCGCCAGGTTAAGCCTAAAGTTAAACGGCCGGCATCTGTCAAAAAACCAAAAAATCATAGCAAATCAACCATTGAAAATGTCGTAGTTGTTTCGCCGGAAACAAAGCCCATTAAACGCCGGAAGAAATCTACCGAAAAGATGTATTTCACGGAAGATACAGAACGGGCCGTTGTTCGATATAACAACTCTGAATGTCAGGATGAACGAGAGAAGATTTTCAGAGAAGAAATTCAATATCCGTTTGAAAAGTTGGTTGAAAATATTTTCAACAAATTCAAATTTTCGTATTTTGAAACCGGACCACTTGATGTTCAAAAAGAAACCGTCTCCCATCTCATGGCAAACGTCCATAAGTTTGATAAAAATAAAGGAAAGGCGTTTTCGTTTTTTTCAATCGTGGCGAAACACTATTTGATATTTCTGAACAACACGAATTACAAACGATTTAATCAATCTGTTGAAATTGGCGAAGACAGAGAAGAACATACGGTTCAATTGCAATCGGAAGACAAACACTACAAGGATGTAGAAATGTCGGAATACATGCAAATGATGATTTCATATTGGGAAACTAATGTCGGAAAATTGTTTTCCAAACAACGAGATCTTAACATAGCAAATGCTGTGATAGAATTGTTTAGGAATTCCGATAGAATAGATGCGTTTAACAAAAAAGCGTTGTATCTTTACATACGAGAAATTTCCAATTGTAAAACTCAACAAATAACGAAGGTTATAAACAAAATGAAACAGTGTCATGTGAACATTGCCAGATCATATGTAAACAACGGCGTAGTTTCGCAATTGCCGCAATTGAATGTTGCGTAATATGTTGTCGGAGGAATATTTATTCTACATATGGATACGGAGTTCAATTTATACGACGGGAAGTCTTTCAAAGATTTGTTGAAAGACATTGTTGTCCACTCCGACAACAAACGAGATCAGATAGATATTATCATTTCCGATCTACAAGGTAAAATAAAGACCGTCAATGATGCAGTCATTCTCGCTCCAATAATTCATTCGTATATTGATACCGGCGTAAAAAATGACGAACAGTTGATAAAACTCGCAGCGATTTGTCAGCGGTTCATGAATTCACAGTCCGGAGGTGACGACAACGGTGGACAGATATTGACGGACGAAGAAAAGGCAGATTTATTGGAAAAAATTAAAGGCGTGGAAATTAACATCCGCAATCCAGTCACATAATCATTTCTATATGGCATTTTGGAAACAAACCAACGGAAAAAATTACAGAGTATTGGACACGTTTTCTAGTTCACGGGGGTCTGATCCGACTCTAAGTGAATTTTATGAATTTGAGCCTGCTGTGGTATTAGATGTCGTGTTGGATGAAAAACATGAGATATTTAAGAACAAAAACATCACATCCGTCGATTCGGACAGATGGCCATCGGACGTTTCAAATAAGAAACCATTGCCAACAGATGTAGATTATACGTGGATAGGTCGGGCACTAGTGCGATTAACTGAATCTCAAAAGACCGTAGAAAAGGAAAACCTGACGTGGGCATATCCATTGGAATCAAACATCAGCGAATATCCGTTAATAAATGAAATTGTCATTGTTGTAAAACACTTTGGACAGACATTTTATACACGCAAATTAAATTGTGTCAACACGATTCATTCCAATGAAAAGTTTGCAACGGAAATGTTGCTTGGAGGATTTACTGACGGCACAACTCAACGGGGAAACCGAGAATTAAACAAACCCAACACGGAGTTTCAGGGACCAAAGTCTGTTTCTAGACATAATGGCGGATATGGGTTTGAAGGTGTGGCTGGCAGATATTTTTGGATAAACAAAAATATCAGATCGATACGACGTCACGAAGGCGATTTTGTGTTGGAAAGCCGATTCGGACAATCGTTGCGATTTTCCGCATATGATGATAACAGAAACAATGACAAATCTGATAGTTCGTTGAAAGATTATAGGTCTGATGGAACTGATAATCCCGTTTCAAAGGTAAAGGCCGGCGGCGGCAATCCAATGATAGTATTGAGAAACCGTCAGCGGCCGATTCTAAAAGTCGGAGAACAGTATAGAGTTCATGACAAATTGCCTATGGTTGTGGGCACAGAGTTGGAAAAAAACGTCGGTGGAATCATAGATGAGGATATTAACAACGATGGATCGACCATAGCTATAACATCGGGAGCAACTATTTCTAAGTGGAATACCAGTTGTTATAAACAAATGTGGGCAGAGAACAAAGAAGAACAACGGGCATTTTCTCCGCCGGGATGTTCCTTATTTACACATCCTATACTGAATAACGATCAGATTGTTATCAATACTGATAGAATAATTTTGTCGTCTAGATTGGCCGAAACTTTTCATTTTTCTAAAAAACGATATGCAATAGTTACGGATTCTGAATTTACTGTCGATTCTCACGATCAGACAGTTTTGACGTCAAATGTTAAAACTGTGATAAATTCTCCTGCTATATATTTGGGGGAATACGACGTGACTTCCGAGCCGGCATTGTTGGGTCAAACAACAATCAACTGGTTGTATGAACTTTGCAATTGGTTGTTATCACACACGCATTGGTATAAACATTCACACGTTGATGCCGGTGAAGAATCTCCATCATCCACCCAACTTTCGGTAGAGAGAAAAGCACTAATTGCGCTTCGTGACCGATTGGAAACGTTGATGAGCCGTCGGGTGTTTGTAACGGGCGGCGGATTTGCCACTGGTCAAAACGGCGAATCTATAAAAGACGGAGTTCCACCAACAAAAATTGACGTTAAATCCGGCTCGGGTGTTCCTGGAAAGTTTAATGGACAAAATTTCAGAACAATATAACACGACATCCCCATATTTATTATCATGAAAGTATCCGAATTAAAAGATTTTATTCGTCCTATCATTGCGGAGGAAGTTCAAAAACAATTGCCACGATTGTTGTTTGAAATGATAGGCGTTCAACCACGCAACGTAGTTCACGATTCCGTTCAACAACCCGTGATTCCGCCGGTCGTTCCAAACAGGGCAGTCCGACGTGTGACGGAAACTCGCACTGTCTCGCCTACACCGGTCACAAAACCTCAACCGCCACGTAAATTTGTCAAGGATCCAATACTGAATCAGGTGTTGAATGAAGTTACTGCCGCTCCGCCAAGCAGTCCATATGGAGGACAATCCGTCGTAGATATGATGGGTGGAGACTTTGAAAAGATAGGTCAAATTTCGGACGAGTTTAAGTCTGACCTAAGAGATATAATGTCCGAATCGGTGAATCACAATACAAATTCGCCGTCTTATGTTCCAGCCGCCGAGGAGCCCGTTGCTTCGCCGCCAGATACTTCTAATGTAATTTCTAGAATGTTCAACAAAGATTTCCGTGCTATATTGAAAAAATCCAAGGAGCCTGGAATGGGGTCTGGTGCGCCTGGAATGATTCAAAATTGGTAAAAACATATGCCATTCGCCGGATTACAACAAAAATATCCAATAGGATTGTCGTTACCGATTAGAAATAATGGCGTCGGTTTTTTTGAGCAGACATTTGACACGTTTTCTCAGACAAAAACAAACATAATAAATCTTCTGAGAACGAGGCCCGGCGAACGACGAATGCAACCTACGTTCGGATCCAGATTATATGACGTTTTATTTGAACAAAACATTGAAATTTTGCCGGATGTTATAACGAACATAATCCGAGAAGATGTTGGATCATGGGTTCCCAACGTGACTGTTAATAGAATCGATGTCAAATTATTAAAGAACGAAGAACAAAAGGCCAATGATATTTATAGAATACACGTTTCAGTCAATTTCACTGTCAACATAATAAACACAACCGATACAGTTGAACTAGTCATAGACAGAAACCGATAAATGGAGGAATAATTTTAATGTCCACAACCGTTCAAAAATCATTTAAGCCAGAGGGTAAAAATGTAAAATATGTCAACAAGGATTTCTCGGGATTGAAATCCGAACTGATTAACTTTGCTAAGACGTATTTTCCAAACTCATATAAAGATTTCTCCGATGCTTCTCCAGGAATGATGTTTATTGAAATGGCAGCTTACGTAGGCGACGTGTTGTCATTTTACACAGATCGATCGTTCATAGAGGGATTAAATCCTACGGAACGGAAAAATATCATTTCGTGGGCAAAATATCTTGGATATAAAGTAAAAACATCAAGGGCAGCACAGTCGGAAGTTGAATTGTTTCAATTGTGTCCTGCGATTGAAGATTCCAATGGGATCTATATCCCGGACCCGAAATATATGTTATCCATACGGGAAAATGCTCAGTTTTCAAACTCGGATAATCAGTTTTATATTTTGCAAGAAATTGTGGATTTTTCAGTAAATACCAAACTTTCGCCGAGAGAAACCACAGTGTATTCTAGAACCGCATCAAATTTGCCGGCATTTTTCCTATTGAAAAAAACTGCAAAAGTGACGGGCGGAAAGGTGGTCCGACGAGAATTTCCTATCGGTGATATAAAATCGTTTCAAAAAATTCAATTGGATGAAGATGATGTTTTAGAAGTGTTGAGTGTCGTAGATTCCGACAATAATAGGTGGTATGAAGTTGATTATTTGGCACAAGAATTGATATTGACAGAAGTGCCAAACAATTCCGCATTTGAAGGATCTCTTTCCGAATATCAAGACGAGGTTCCTTACATACTAAAGTATCTCAGAACACCACGTCGGTTCGTTGTAAGTGTAGATGAAAAGAATCAAACGTTTGTTCAGTTCGGAGCCGGAACAGAGGGGTTTTCGGATGAAATCGTAAATTTGAGTTCACAATCCATAGGTGTTGGATTGTCGGGAATAGACATTACAAAATTGCCGTTAGACCCAAATAACTTTTTGAAAAATGAGTCTTATGGAATTTCGCCGTCGAATACGACATTAACAGTGACGTATGTGATAGGCGGAGGAATAACATCCAATTGTCCGTCGAATGACATAAGAAATGTTGTTTCCGTTGAATATGAAAACTCCGATGAAGGATTTTCGTTGGACGAGGTGAATCTTCTGAACACCGTGAAGAATTCGTTGAAAGTAAATAATGTTACTCCTGCCACGGGAGGAAAGGATGCTGAAACCGACGATGAAATCAAACAAAATGCTTTAGCTAACTTTGCATCTCAGTATAGATCGGTTACAAGAGATGATTATTTGGTCCGAACGTATTCTTTACCATCCAAATATGGTTCCATCGCCAAAGCGCAGGTTGTTACTAACAATAGCATATCATTCAACGTAAACAGAATGCTTACTGGAACCGTTGACAAAGATAATGTTGCGGTGGTTGATAATAATGACGTGAATAGCTTTTTCAGAAAAATCAGTTGTGATGCCGACAATCCATTTGCGATTAACATTTACGTGTTGTCGTATGACGAGAATAAAAATTTGATTCCCATCAACGATGCGTTGTCAACGAATCTCATAAAATATCTGAAAAAGTTTAGAATGATGACCGATGGCATTAACATAATAGATGGATATGTGATAAACATCGGCGTGGAATTTGACATAGTGGTTTACAGAGGATTCAATAAAAAAGATGTGTTGAAACAGTGTATTGATTCTATCAAGGAGTTTTTCAACATTGATTTTTGGGGATTTTCACAACCAATTAACATTAGCCGATTGGAACTGGAGATTGCTAAGGTAGATGGTGTTCAATCGGTGTCAAACGTCAAAATCATAAACAAAACCATAAATGACGGAAATTACTCTGCGGTAGAATATGACATTGCGTCGGCGACGAAAAACAAAATCGTCTTTCCATCGTTAGACCCGTCTGTATTTGAACTGAAATATCCCGACGTTGATATACGAGGTTCTGTAATCTAATTCACAGAAGAATATTGAAAAAATAACGTCGCACATCATGTGGAGACGTTATTTATAGACATGCATCATTTTTTATATTCGACGAAAGACGCTTATGTAAGCAATAAATCGACACTCCAAGATGTAAATTTTGGATTGGATGAACTGTTATCCATAGGAGTGAGTCATAGTTATGTCAACGTGTTGAATCCTACTAAAACGTATCATTATTCAAACGAATACGTTTCCGGAATGGCAGTTGAAAACTTCACCGGGCGATTTACCGGTTCATTTTTCGGCAGAATCTCCGACGTAAATGGTACAATCATCGGAGATTACAACAGATTTACCGCATCGTATTTTTCAGGCAGTGTGAGCGGTAGTGTTTCCGGAAGTCAGACAGGATCGACATTTTTTTCTACGAATTTCAACGGAACGTTGGTTGGATATAACGGAAACATTGATGCAGTATCCGTGAATGGATATTTGTCTGGTTCGGTTACTGCCGATTGCTTTAGAACGTTTACGGGCATATTTTCGTCTTCTTATGGAACTGGAAGCGGAAACCTTACAGGAGATGATGTAAGACAACAGTTAAATTTGTCGGTATCCTCAAATCAGACAATTGACCGTTCTCTTTTGAAGTTTGATATATCGTTTATCTCTCAATCGATCGCTGCTGGAGATATTACCAA